CTAAGACCCATACCGCCACCAGGACGCAATCCGGTGCCGCCAACTGCCAATCCACCTCGACCTGATTGATACAGTTGATTTTGAAGGCCAGCGTATTGCCGCTCACGGCTAGGGGCCAGTAAAGCCTGTTGGCTCGCCATGTACTTGGCGGCAACCTGTTCTGGCGTTTCAGCCAGATACCCTTCAGCAAGGCCAAACAACCGAGGCACCGCTGCCGATAGGGGAGCCAACCTGCCGGGGGCCATTTCAGCTTCTGTCAGCCCCTGGCCAGCCAACCCCAGCAAACGCTGTTGATAGGCTTGAAACTCAGGGGTGAGCTGATAACTCGCGCCCGAAACGCGGCCTTCGGGGCCGTATTGGAACTGCGACTGACCGAAGCGCGTCGTGATGCCTACGGGACGAAAACGCGCTTCTTCAGCTGCAAGTTGAGCAGATTCGCGCTGCGCGGCAGCTTGCGCCTCTGCGGCTTTTTGTGCTGAACGGCCCCCGAGAAGTGATCCTACTAAACCGCCCATTACGATCTCCTAACAAATATTTGATAAGGCTTGTTGTCAAGCCCAATGAAGTCTTTAACAAACTCAAACCCAAAAAGACCAATGAATTTTTTGTGCTTCTTATCGCCGATCGGGTGTACGGCGTAAAGATCAGGCATATTTTTCAGATCGTCAATCATGCGGAGCTTCACAGTCTTTGACCACCGATGGCAGTCGCAATGAATGAACTGCACGCCCGCATGATGTTCAATATAGAGCGTGTAATCATCATTGACAACCACTGGCGTTTTCACGCAGTCCGTTTCCACATATAAACAGTGATGTACGGCTGATAGTTGGCGTTGGTGCCAGAGGAGCCAGCAGATGCAATCGTGATGCCTGTGGTAGCTGTGCTTGTATTGTCTGTAGTCGTATTGACAAAACAATTCGTTTCACTACCCGATTGTGGAGATGCGTTATTAACTTTTGTATATGTGTGATTGTGCCCTGGGTCAGTCAGGGTGTGTGTGTGAGTCGGCAGCGTAGCATCCGCAGAACCACCAGTTTCTTCAGCCGTATCGAACAACGCATTACCGGCGTCAAAACCCACCATAGTGCGGCCAGCACCAAACGCAGTCCAGGTGCCAAAACCCAGCAACGTACCTGGGTTAGTTGATACCACAGCGGTGTAGATCGCGCCAACAGGGAACAGCGCCGCCATAGCGGCTTGCACAAATGCCGTGGTGGCAACTTGCGTGGTGCTCGTCCCGAAGGACGCTGTAGGAGCCGCTGGCGTACCCGTAAACGTCGGCGAAACCAGATCAGCCTTGGTCGCCACTGCAATTGCAATGTTGGCAAACTCGGTGTTTATCTCCGTGCCCTTGACGATCTTGAGCGGATCGCCAGATGACAGCGCATCCTTGGTCGCAAAGTTTGTGCTTTGAACGTAATCGCTCACGATAGTTTCCCTTCTTTAGCCTGGATTTCGATCTTCTGGATCGACATAGATGAGCCGTTGATGTCGCTCTCGTATCCTGTCTGAACAACCTTACCGCTGCCGCTGGCTTGCGTCTGCAATTGTTGCAACGCAATGCCATCAGAATACTGGGCGACAGGCACACCGTTAGCGCCATATTCAGCCACGCCGTACTGTGATTCTCCCTGCGTTGGGATGTACATATTGGCCGACAAGTAGTTTGTCGAAAAATCAAATCCCCACTTTGCTGTGACGTACTGGTTAGACCCGCCGATGACGATCACCTTCAGGCGCTTCAGAATTGAGGTGACGTTCTGATCGCCCAGGTCAGCGTGGTTCGTGTAGTACTGCATCCGGTAGGAGGATGTGTGGTCTTTATACGTCCCGTATTTTCCGATGTACCCCAGCTTGCCAATCAACAGGTCGCCATTGCGTCGTGACAGTAGCGCAGTCGGCTCAATTGAGTCCCAGTTCGTAATCCGAAACGCGTTATCTTGCAACTGCACGCGGGTATCAAAGCAGTAGACCTCTTTGACCGACGGCAGCGTTAGCAGATAGAAGGCTTCTTTTTCAGAATAGACCGACTTGATGTTGGCGAGCGTCTCGCTGCCAACAATGTTCATCAAATCGTTTCGCACGTTTTTCGACAAGTCACCTAGCGGCGCTGACTTCTCGATAATCGTTCGGGCAAAAGAGCGCAGGCCCGAGTTAGACAGGAACAGCACATCTTTGCCGGTGGTCTGGATTGAGTCACGCGCAATGCAACCGATGCCCCCGACCGTGTCACCGAGCGACATAGTAGATGGCGTGGTGGCATTAGCGTAGACCAGAATCTGGCGCTTGCCAAAAATGATCAGGAAGCCGTTGTGCGCTGCAAGACCCTGCACCTCATCTGCGCCATTGGGCCATACCCGGTCTACGTTGAGCGAACCCGAGGTGCCGGTAGACCAAACATGACCGGCCAGCAGGTCAGAGAAGTACACCGTGTTCTTGATCGTAGATGTATTTGCAACCCACAAACGGCCAAAGGCGGCGATCACAATGTTGCCGCTGGGCACCGTGCCGACGTAACCTGTTTTCTCAGTAACGCGCCGGTAGGTGGATGTGCTCACCGCAGGATCAAAGATCAGCGGATCGTGGCCAGTTTGGAAGAAGTAGGTGATGCCGTTGAGCGAAGCACAAGACCAGTTGCTGGCGGTAATGGTTGGGGTTGTACCCCCGCCCCCGTAGGTCAACTCTACAACAGCATCAGAGCTGTCGAGCTTGAACAGTTTATTGTTGCCAGCAAACAGCACGGTCAACGTGCCATCTGGCTGCACTAATTCATGGATCACCCCGACGTTGTTAGCGCCCAGGTTGCCAGACGAGCTATTGACGCGACTCCACCCTTTGCGCGAGCCGATGCGGCCATACTGATCGATGATGCAGTTGGTCGCCACCAGCGCAAAGCCAGCATTCAAATCAAGAGGCGAGTCTTGAGTGTTCAGCCCGTAGAAACCGGGGGCTGAAATGCTGTAAGTGGAAAGTGGTTCGCTCATACCGCGACAAATTCCTGGCTGTCGGGGAAACGAGTAGCTTCCAGCGCAATGTAGTCTGAGAGCATGGCGCGGTACAACTGATAGGCTTCAGACGAGGACAGTCCACCGTCTTCACCGCGCTCGGCCAGCGCACGCGCAAAGGCGTTCTGTATCACCAGTGCGCTAGGCACCAAAAGCACAGTACTGTCGGAGGCCAGATCAGCCTGGGGAATCGTCAGCGTAAATTGCAATGCGTAGACGCCATCAGGCCGAGGATAGAGCGTCACCTTGGCGTCGTTGTTAACATCGACCCCCTCGAAAATGAACTCGCTTGGGATGCCAGAGACTGGCGTAGCAAAGTTCTGCCGCCGATTCATCAGCGGAAAGGAGATGTTCTTCAGGCCGACGTTGGAGGTGATGTTAATCGAATCCTGCAACTGGAACTTCTGGCCTGCGCCAGTCAATGAGTACTTGTAAGTATTTGCGACAGTATTGACCGCGAGGTCTTGCGAGAGCACATCCCAGTTAAAGGCGTCTTCAATTTGACGCTTGGCATCGTTGACGAACTTGCCGATAAGCGACGAGTAGGTTGTTTCGCTATTGGTAGAAACAGTCGTCTCACGCAACCGCGCCAACACTTCATTAATCAGTTGTAGGTAGGTCATGTTCTTGTCAGCCCCACTTCTTCAAATGTTGCAATAAAACTAAAAGAACTGCCCGATTCAGTCGTTATTTTGAGTTTATCGCCTTCTTCTAAAACGATATAGGCATTGCCATCAAACTGCAAATATTCTTTCGTCGTAAAATTTACAGAAGTCAAAATGTCAAGGGTAGTGCTAGCGCTGGAGTCAAACCATTGCACAGTGATGTGTTTTGTTGCGCCGCCTGTGTTGTGAATGTACATCACAGTAAATTTGGCGTAATAGCCCGTAGGACAGGTATAGACTGTCGTATCAACTGCCGCTGTAGGACTAACTCCAACCGATAGGGCTCTCACTTCTTGTTCCTCGCTGAGATTGCTTTAGCTTTGGCTACGGCATCCGCTTTGGACGATGCGCCCCAAGCCTTGAGGGACAGAAGCAAGCGAGTCGGTTCGCCGTCCTTGTACTCAGGCCCAGGCATATTGCCCATTCGCGCTAAGAAGGAGGCCCGTCTAGGGTTGTCGCCCGACTTCACCGGGGCTTTAAGACTGCCCCCGGTAGCAGCATTATAGGACGATCTACCCTTGGCGTTCAAGCCGCCAGAGGGAGATTTTCCTTCTTTTCGCTGCCAGGCAGGGGTCTTCATTTTTTACGCGGCTTGGCAGTCTTGGCGGCTTTCTTAAAGTCCGCGTTAGTGGGCGCGGCTTTAGACCCCACCTTGTTCATCTTCTCGCCAGACCCTGCGGCTATACGAGCCTTTTTTGCGTTAATGTTTGAGTAAAGTCCAGCTTTCATTTCTTCTTTGCCTTTCCTGCTTGCGACAGCGCAATGGCGATAGCCTGCTTGGGGTTTTTGACCACCTTCTTGTTGGAGGTCAATTCCCCAGCCTTAAATTCGCGCATGACCTTGCTGATTTTCTTCTCAGCCTTAGTCTTCATACTAGCTCCGTGACGGAAAACGTAGATGAAGTCACCGCTGCGTCTTTGATAACTGCAATCTTTTGACCAGGACTAACCCGAATAATTTCAGAAAAATTATTTGGCATCATGGGCGAGGTTGTAATGCTGGCCGTTGGATTTGCGCCAATTTGAAAATGGCAATGTCCTAGAGAGCAAGATACACGGATCATTGTAGTAGATGCGCCAAAGGCCGTTGATTGAACGCTGGAATTGGTGACGCTAAATACCTGCGTGGTGCCCAAGCTGGGCACACCCATTGGCACATTGTTTGGGTCAAGTTGGAAAGTAGACATTATTTCTTGCCTCGGGTCATCTTGTTGGTCATCGTGCGCTGGCCACGGACGGGCAGCTTGGGCTTGCCAACAGCCACCATGATGGTGACCGGAGTGCCGCCCTTTTTGGCAGGCGCTTTGGGCGTAGACATTTTGGGCGCTTTTCCGTACATGATCAATCCTTAGTAATAGGCCCGCCAGACTTCCAAGCATCACAAGTGCGGGCCGCTGCACAGGTGAATTGAAACAGATCGCAGTAGCCCAGATCGGCTGCTTTGACGAACTGCTCATCGTAGGACAACTTACCCTCTTCTTCGTCCTTCTCCAAACCGCCAATGATGCACTGCATCATTTTAGGGGCTTGGATGAACGCAGCGCAATTGCCGCAGAGCATTCCCTTGATGGAATCGGTAGGTGCGTTGTACATCTTGGCTTTTTTGAGCCAGAACGCATCGTTAGCCTCGTCCGGATTGGGCGGGCCGTAGCCATATTCCTTGAACGCATGGTTGCGGTTTTTCAAGTTGATATGGACATCCTGGGTGGCGACAGGACAAACGTCAAAGAGTTTCATATCGTTGCCACCACCTTACGAGGACGGCCCCGTTGCGGAGGCATCTGTTGCGGCGGGCGAAGCGGCGTAATGTTGCGGTCAATCTCAGTCGGCGACGGATCATCGATGCGGACGTACCCGGCATGACCGCGCATTGAATCAATATCGTGCTGAAGAGTGAACGTCACCGTATTGCCACTCTGAAGACAGCGAAATGTTGCCATTTGAATCCTTAGAAAACAGGGGGCTTGTGGCCCCCTGTGTTTAGACCATGCGAGCGATAACCAGCTTGACAGTCGTAGAAGCCAAGTTAACCGCCCCACCAGTAGTATTGGTGCTGGCAATGGTAACGGTGTTGGCAGCAGAAACGTATGCGCGACGGACAAGCCCGCCTTCGCTTACGCCAGTCGAAAGACCGATCACCATATCGCCCAAGGCAACGCCAGGAACGGTCACAGTGTCGGTACCAGTGGCCTGATCTGCAACTTCGGCGGTGTCCAAAGTGCAAGTAACAGCCCACGTATCCGAGTAGATACCACGGAATTGATCATTCCCCCGACGGGAAGTGATAGCGGATGCAGCAGCCATTTATATCTCCTTAAAAAGACGCCCCCCAGCTTGTGACCGGGGGGCTATTCATTAGGCCGGAACAGCCAGAGCGAAGGCGGCAGAAGCGTTGGCAGCGGTGCTGGTTGCGCTGGTACGCAGAGCTTTCACGCCGTACAGGGTGTCAGCCGTGAACAGGGTACCGAGGTATTCCTGCTTGTACTGAGTCTGCGAACGAATGCCCAGTTGCTCAATCAGCACCATCGCATCGCGGTGGCCCATCAGGCAGATACGGTCAGCAGCGCTATTGCCAGCACCGGTGTCGGCGTTGGACGAAGCGAACACAGCCATACCGTAAAGCTGACCGATTTCACCGTTGCGGATAGCATCGCCGTTGCCGACGAACGCTTGCTCGGTGTAGCGGGCCAGACCCATCAGGGTGTTGCGGCTCGACGGGGGGATCAGGAAGAAACGGCCATCCATAGGAATGTCGTTGTCGTCCAGGCGCTGGATGGTGCGGCGGATAGCAGCATCAGTCAGTGCAGCAGCGTTGGAGGTCGTGCTGTTGTAAGCAGTCGTGCCATCAGAGCC